TTACCATTTGCATTTAAGCTAAAGGTAAAACCTGTAGCTGCAAAAATAACATCTTCAAAGTTATCATAATCTGAACCAGAAATATTGTCCACACCACCATTAGTAGTTGTCACGATTAAATTACCTGCTGCATTTGTATTAAAACCATAGACTTCTGGGGAAGATACGTTTGTTAAATTAGCTCCGCTTATAGCAGGGAGTGTTGCAGGGAATCGTGCATCAGGTATAGTTCCAGATGTTAAATTACTTGCGTTTAAATTACTTAAATCTATTGTCTCATAACTTGGGTCAGCACCATTATTAGCTCTTAAAAATTTACCGTTATTGCTAGATGTACCATGTTCTAATTTTGCAAGTGTTATAGCTTGATCTTGTACCTTCTGTGTTGATACAGAATTGTTTTGTAGGATTGCTGTTGTTACTGTGTTGTCGCTTGGAGTTCCAATACTTACAGCAGAACCCATTACTACTGCGTGGTAGCTTGCACCAACCGCAGGTGCAGCAGCTAACTTAATTGTGCTGCTATCCAACGCAAAACCTTCTGTTGGTGTAGATGTACCAGCGTTAGGTTTCTGTATTACACCTTCTATTATTAATAATATTTGTTGTGCTGAAGTAGGTGCATTTGTAATAGTAAAGTTTGTTGTACTACCATCAAATGCAGGGCTAAGTGTAGATATAAAAAAGTTACCAATAGATTGTGTTTCTTCCCAAGCACTTGTAGTTCCGTTATATACCATTAACTTGCCTGTACTTGTATTAAAGAACAAGTCACCTGCATCATTATTAGTCGTAGGGTTAGAAGAACCTACCCTATATCTTTCTCCAAAATCATTTATATCTCCACTAAGACCTACAAGGTCATCTTCTTTTAAAGTTGCTTTGTGGTATGTATAGTTTTGACCTGCACCTGTAGAAACAACAAGAAATCTAACACCTGCTGCAACACTAGCTCCACGAAAGTTTGTAGCAATGCCAGATATATTTACTGTTGTACCACCTACTGTCTGACCAGATGCAGTACCAGTACTGCTAACTGCTAACCCACCTGCATCTGCAATACTTATAACTACACCTGATTGTGGTTGTGTATTAGGAAAAGAATTTTCATTTGCAATAGCTTCTAAACCACCAATAGGAGCTAATTGTGCAGCTACATAATCTACGATTGCACCACTAGTAGGAAACTTAGTATCGTCATCAGTTATAGTTGTTGCCTTTTGCATACCATCTAACTGGTTAAGGTCTGCTATATCAGATGTCAAAGCTGTACTGTCAGCTAATTTAGAAGCTGTACCTGATTGCATACCTGCTAAAGTTTGTAGTTCTGCATCTGCTAGTTTGGCATTTGTAACCGCACCGTTTGCAAGTTTATCTGTTGTAACTGCACTATTATTTATCTGTGGTGTACCTACAGCTAGGTTTGCTATTCTTGAGCCTGTTACCTGTTGTGATGCAATTTTAGCTTCGGTAATAGCAGCATCTTGTATTTTAGCTTGTGTAACTGCTGTGTCATTTAGCTGTGCTGTATCTACCGCTCCGTCAGCTATCTTTGCGTTTGTAACTGCATCTGTTGCTATCTTTCCTGTTGTAACATTAGAGTCTGCTATCTTAACTGTGGTAACAGCACCATCTTGAAGTCTATCTGTAGCTACTGCATTAGTTGCTAAATCTGTAGCTTGTATAGTACCGTTTGCTATTTTAGCTGAAGTAACTGCGTTGTCTGCTATTTTATCTGTAGTAACGCAATCAGCAGATAAATGTGAGGTATCTACACTACCATCTACTAGTTCACTACTATCAACTGAGTTTGCCGCAAGATGACTAGCATCAAGAGGACTACCAGCTATAAGACTTTTTATTTCTGTTACCGTCTGATCTGCGGTTGCATTGTCTTCAATATTATTTAATTTTGTATGATCTTCGTCAGTAAACACGTTGCTATCACTAGCTGCTTCTACTGCTGCCCTTATCTCTGCGTTTGTTTGATCTGCTGTAGCTCCTTCTTCAATTCCATTTAATTTATCTGTAATTTCCTGTTGAGCAAATAATATTTGATCTGTGTTTGTATCTAAATCTGTTTCTGTTAAAACGCTACCATCTTCAAAATCAACTCTTTTTGTACTTATATTTGTATCTCTAGTAAATTTTATATTAGCAGTACCAGAAGGAGGAATATTGCCAGAAGTAAAAGTAACTGACGAACCACTAATATTGTAGTGAGTGCCTAGTGTTTTAAGAACACCGCCAACAGTAACATCAACTTCAGAATTTTCTAAGAAAGAAAATGATATAGCAAAAGTAGCGGTACTGCCATTACCGTTATGAGTTTGTGAAGTAGCTGTCGTATTGGTAGGCATGATTAGAAGTTATCAAATGTTCCTAAGTTCATTGTATCTAATTGTTTGGTGAAAGCTTCAAAGTGATTTTCTTTGATTTTTGTTTTGGCATTTCTTCTTGCATTAAATTCTTCTTCACCCATATATTCTAAAGTATATTGTTGTATTCCATTTGTAATATATTTATTGTTAATTGTATATAGTACTTGATATATTTCTTCTGCTGCTAGTTTACCTTCTGGCGAACTCAAACCGTACTCTTCTATTCGTGATTTATTAAATTCGTAATGTTGAGGAAGATATGCACCTGATAAATAAGCGTTCATAGCTTCATTAATATTTAAATCTTTACCAAAGAATTTTAAAGTCTTAGTATTAACAAAAACTTTTAAAACATTATATTCAAAACTATTTAATTTTTTAGGTACAAATTCATCACTCTTAAATTTAAATTTTGAACCTCGTATTATCTCAGGAGGAAGTGGTAATGTTCTTCCTATCAATTCATAAGCTTTATAGATTGGGTGATTCTTACTCGTACTTTGTTTTGCCAGTGAAAACAAATCAGGCATCAAACCTTTATTGGGTAAAAGAATTACGTCATTTGTTATATGTTCTACCTGATTAGGAACCATACCACCTATATCAATAGGTATTGCTGTTTCATTCATCTTCTGCAAACTAGACTCTAACCACTTCATCATTGCACTGGTCTTATTATAATTAGGGTCATCAATAGGTACATCTGTTCTTGCAGCGTCACCAGCTCTAACTTTTATATCTCCTTTCATAAACCATTTAAGTTTACTGTAATCACCTTTTGATTCTTTTAGCTGTATAGCTTCTTGTTCATTAAATCCAACTATCTCTAATATGTCTTTAGGTAATGTCCAAAGCTTCTTTAGAAAACTAGAATACGGAACTGTTCTACCTGCAATCTGTCTACCTACAAATTCTGCTATTGCTTTTTGTTTATAATTTATATCTTGATCTGGCTCTATATCATCACCTATATCTGGTAAATCTGTAAACAATTTCATAGCTTCATCTATTTGTGAAGTAAAACTTCTGTTAAAAGTATTTCTGCTAAATGCACAAACCCAACCACAAGTAAATTCTTGATATTCTTTTTCTTTTACAAAAGGAGAACCTTTAGCAAAGTCAACCATTAACCTAACAAATCCCACTATAGGTTCTGGTAAATCTTCATAAGAGTGCCAAACTCTTACAGGTTCACCGTTTTTATATACTATCTCGCCATCTTGATCACGTTTTAAAACACCTCTAGCATAAGGTAGCCAACCGTCTAGTTTCAATGCTTTCCATTTTGCAGCACCTTCTTTTGTAAAGAAGTTAGGACCACCACCTGATAAGACTACTTCTTGTGGAGTGTCATCAAGTCCTGTGTTTGGCATAAGATGATCTTTCATTGCCATAGCAAATAACATAGTGCCAACTGCCATTGAAATTCTTATTTGACCTAAAGCATTATTACGAACAAGTGGGTCAGGGTTTAACAGATCGTGATACATTTCATTCAAAACAGCACGATTAACAAGATTTAAATTAGCTGTTGAACCGTCTGGGTATTCTTTAATCCAAGGGTGATTAACTAAAGGTATATATCTATTTACTTCTTTAATAATATTCGTAGGTGCTTTAGTGAATGTAAACAAGAATCTCATATATGGATTTGAAGCAGCTAACTTATTAACTTGATTAGCAGCTTTACCAAATAAATCTTCTGTTCTTATATCTTGTGTAAACGTAACAGACTTAGCAAAATCTCTTGATCTTGATAAGATTCTTTCTGTTATTGTATCTGGTAAATCACCTTTTGAATTATTCAATATATAAGTAATAATTGCGTCAACATGACCTTTAATAAATTCATTTAGTTCATCACCCCTTTTACCTAGACCGTAACCTTCCATAAAAGCTTCGTAAGTAGAAGCTGCTATTAAGTTTGGTGCTTGAATCAATGCGTCATTTGCCATCATCAATCTACTTGGTAGTCTTATAAATTTTCCAAATTTGTCATAGGCAACTAAAGGAAAGAAACTACTGTCTGACGAAATCATATATCTTTGACTTACTTCACCTTTTACGTTGCCAAGGTTTATAAAGTTATCTTCCATATCCCATGATCTCTTCCACGCTTTTCTTGCAAAATTAAAGTTGCCATGTAAAGCAAAAAGATGTTTCATAGCAGCTTGTAGCTCTGGAAGGTTACTTGAACCTGCTGCCAAGTTAGCAGCTTTTAAATAGCTCATAGCAATACCAGAAAATAAATTGATTTCTTGTGTGGTAGGAGCTGACAGTAAAGCATTTATTCCAATCTCGTTATATGTTCTCATTAGGTTGTTAAATTTTTTACCAAGATTAAACTTATCAGCTTGTGCCATAGCTACAACTTTTTCTACTTGACCATCAGTACCATCTATTTGTGTAGCTAATTTTGCTAGTCTGCTGTAATCACCTGTTTCTTCTGCTAAGTTTGCAGCTAAATTTAAATCAGCTCTGAAAGCTGAATTGATTTGTATTTTTTCAGATATGCTTTTTTCTAAATCAGGCTGTATCATTTCCCACTCTTTCTTTTGATTAGGAGTCATATTAATAACTTCATCTACTGTCTTACCAAGTAATCCTGATTCTGGTTTCATGTTGAATGAAGCTACAGTTCTAGCAGCCTGTGTTCTTAAAGGAATACCTAGTGTTAACCATTCTTCAACTTCTAATAAAGCATCTGACAATTCATTGATTGATTTTCTAATAGCATTAATATCTTTATCTTTAATAGCTTTCATAAATTTTTTGTTTACAAGTGCTACGTTATCTGACGCTAAAGTTATAACTTGAGCCAGTGCATAGTTTAAAGAGTCAGAAGGTACAAGATCATATAGTTTTGAATACATCAGTGCATATTCTTTTATTTGTTTTGTATTAGCTAAATCAAGTATTCCTTCATCAAACATTCCCAAGCCTTCTAATTTTGTTTGTACTTGACTCTTGCTTCCTTTAAAAATATTTCCATCTTGTAAAACTGCTACTATTTTTTTTATCATTGTTCTTTGATTTGGTTTCAAAGACTCAAGAAAGGCTATCTGTTGTGGGTTTTTATTTCTGTTATTTAATTTAGTTTCAAGAGGTTCAATAACTTCATTACCATCTTTTGTACTTTTTATTGTTTCTCCTTTTGTATCTATAACAGGTTCTTTCTTTGGTCTACCTCGTCTGCCAACAGAAGTTAATTGGTCTGGGTTAAATTTTTTAGTTAACGTAGCACCTGTTTTTTTATTAGTAAATAAAACTGAAATCTCTCCTGTAGATTCATTGAAACCTGTAATGATACCAGTATTACCTCTATCTGAAGCTTTTACTTTTCCTCCTAATACAAAATTACCATCACCTTTAATTACTCCTGTGTCTTCATCAATTACAAAATTATTCTTTGTAGTGTTATTTGGTTTAGTTTTGCCAGATAAAATCTGATTTTGTGCTTTTACTTTTATTGTTAAACCTGCTGTGTTATTACCAGCTTGAGCTGTACCTGTTTTATCTATAACTATATTTTTTATTATTTGATGAAGTTTAGCTCCATGCTGTCTAATTTCTTTTTCTGTAAAACCTTGATTAATAAATGATGCCAAGATTTCACTATCTCTTTGTGCTTTAGTTTTTCTACCAAACCTTAAAGACCAAGCCATTTTGTCAAAATCAGATTCAAAGACAACAGGTGCTTGACCATACCTACCCTTACTATTTTTAAAGTTTGGCGGCATTTTATAAACTCTTACGTTTTCTTTTCCTAGACCAGTTTCAGCAGTATTTGCTTTTGTTGTATTATCTATCTTTGATGTATCTTCTAAAGATTTATTATTAACTTTCTTTGATGCGTCTTCTAAAGATTTATTATTAACTTTTACTTTATTTTCGTTCTTGGAATCTATTTGGCTACTCAACTCTTTAGCCTTCATTAGCTTTCTTCTTTGGTCTACAAGATCGCTAAATAATAATTCTTCGTCTTTATTCTTAAACTTTAAAACTCCATTTGCGTCTGTATTTCTGTCAGTTACATTATTAATCATTATAGTTACTGCTTCTATTGTCTCGTCAAAACCATCTGTATTACCAGCTTGAGGTTGTTGTTGTAATTGTTTTTGAAGAACTAAACCATTTTCAAAAAATTCTTTTAATCCTACTTTGTCTTTATCTGATAAAGCTGCATTAATTTCTTCTACACTTTTACCTTTGAATTTTGTAACAAGACCAGAGTACAATTCCATACCGCTTTTTAAAGTTGCGGCAAAAGTACCACCTAAACCAACTGAAGTTAAAAACTCATTAAATGTAGGAAATCTTTTTTCGTCAATTAAACTTCTTGAAATTACATCATAAGCACCTATCGTTCCACCAAAACCAAATGATTTTAATATTCCTTTCCAACCTTTAGCTTCTACTCCAAAAGGTATTGTCTGTAAAAGACCAGAGTTAATTAATTCACCATAATTAAGTTCGCCTTTTCTTCCTAAGAATCCAGCCTGTCCAAATCTTTTTTCTTGTGCTTCATAATTTAAAATGACACCACCAGTTGTATTGATAAGAACGTAAGCCATTATTCCGTATGGACCCATACCTAATAGTTTGGCTGTTGCTACATCAAGACTTAAACCACCACCAATTTCAAGACCTAACCCTTTCAAAGTTTGTTGAAAAGGTGTAAGGTTTTGTCTGTCTGGAATTGTTATGGTATATCCGTTTCTTTCGTAATAATCAATTACTCTGTCAACACCTGTTTGAAATTCATCACTTTCAATAACATCTAAAGGTATATCGTTATTTAATAATTCTTGAAACTGATAACCTGTACTTTCTTTAAATAATTTATTTATTATTCGTCTGTCTTTAAATGTTTTTATAGGTGTATTATCATTTTTGTATTTATCAAAGAAATTTACAAAACCAAGATATTTTAAAAGAGGGTCTGAAATTTGTATAAATTTTTCGTTGTCGTTTACATCTGACTTATCTTCGTTTGTTAGCTGTGAAAAAAGTTTTCTACCTAAATTATATTCATCACTTGCAAATTCAAAGGTATCACTTTCGTTCATATAAAAACTATTAATAGAATTATTTAAATTAAATTCAGTATTAAAATCTATAAAACTTAAATCGCTTTTAAAAATATTTTTTGTAAAAATGTTTTTGTTTTGAAAACCTAGATTCTGATTATCTATGTTTATGTCAAAATTATTTACTGTTTGTTGGTTATTTGTTTCAACAACTTCATTATTTTGGTCAATAGTATTAGTGTTCTCTTCTTCTTCATTGTTCAATAAAGAATTGTTGTTTAAATTAGAATCCGTCATGTTTAAACCTTACCTAAGTTTATGGTATAGCGGTATGGGTTATCTAGTATTTTATTGACATTTTCTTCACCAATTTTATCTATAACATATTTTCTTGGAGCATTATTAATTATTTCTATTATTCTTCTATTTATTCCTTTTGGTAAAGGCAACATCATTACTTTCTTAATTAAAGACATTGGCAACCTAATCAACAAATCACTACCTTGAGTTTCTGTATCAACACTTTGGAATAAATATGTATTGTTATATATAATCTCGTTGTTATTAACATAAGCTTCTACATCTAAATAGTTTCCATTACCAAGTGAGTTTTGTAACCCTATACGATTGTTGTAATTAAATCCCATTATTAATTGTTCTCGTACATAATCTTGTACTGCTTGGTAATCTTTTGCTGCAAGTAATGTCTTACCAATATTACTATTTAATATTCCTAAAGTTTCTTCTTTTAAAAATGTTTGGTCATCTTGTGTAAGTAAATTAGTTAAATCTTGACCTTGTTCTGCATTGTTATTTATAAATTCATCAAGGAAAAAATCTACAAAGTTTTTAGATGATTCTACTTTTGTTACTTCTGCCACCTTATCAAAAGTAAAATCTTTAGGATTTTGAATAAAATCTTGAGCTACAGCCGCTATGTTTTGAACAAAATTATTTTCTTCCTGTTCTACATTTTGTTGTGAATTATTATTTTCTTTATTTATAGGTGTGAAATTAGCTGCTATCAAATCCCCATCACTAAACTGAAACGGATTAGTATTTACATCACTTACTACATCTTCTGGATTATAACTTAAACCTAATCCTTCAAGATTTGTTTCTGTTTCATTCTTTTGAAAGTTGTTGTTGTTATTATTTTGTTGATTATTGTTGTTATTATTCTGTTGATTATTGTTGTTAAACATATTATTGAATTTATTTTTATCAAATAAATTATTATTGCCAGCCAACTTGCGAACATCATCTTCATATTGATTTAGTCTTTGTCTAATAGCTTCTCTTTTCCCTACACTATCTAACTTCGTATCTTTTCTAATATCAAATATATCTTCTTTTAATTGTTTATCTAATCTATATAAAGCATCTACTCTTGCAGGGGGTATAAAAACTTGCCCTGACGAGTCTGTTTCTTTTAACAAGTCTTGTGCAAAGTTAAGACTATCTTGAATCATTGGATAGTCTTCCATGTAACTATTGCCAGTAGTGCCTTTAATAGTTTTCATCAAATCATCAAACCTTTGATAGTCTTTCTCAGTTCTAGCTGAACCTAGACCAGCATAAAAATTACCTAGAAGTGTTATTGCTTCTTCTTTTTTTCCTACAAACTCTCCTTTATACCAACTAAGTTCAAAGTTATCAAACCATTGATCTACATTTATATTTAATGCGTCTACTCGTTGGTTTATAAAATCTATTCTATCTCCGTATTGTGCTTTTAATTTACCAAGACTTGCATAAGTTTGTTCAATAACCTTAGGGTCGCTACTTGAAAAATCCAATCCATCTAACGCTTTATTAATAGCATTTTCATCAGCTATTTTTACTAAATCTTCTTCATTCTTTTTTTCTTCTTCTACTTTTTTTATAATGTTAGCTTTAATACCTGATAGTTTATTTGGATAATAACTACCTAGAGTGTTACCTTGACCAACTTCTAAAGGTCTAAGAAATTCAGTAAAATCTTCAAACTCATTAAAAGCTTCTTCTAAAGTAAGACCTTCATCTAAATAGTAATCAACAATTTTATAACCAGTATTTTCTATAAGTGTAAGAAGTTTATCAGGTGATACCGCTTGTGATAAACCTTGACTAACCATAAGCTTGGTAGCGTTTTGTATTTGATTAAAAGCATAAGAATTACCATCTATAAAACCATCATTATCAATAATATTTAAATCAATATTTTTCTGGTAATCATCAATACTTAGATAAGTACCAAATACAAGTTGCTCAAAGCCCATTGTCGCATTGCTAATTGTTCTTTCAGCTTTGCTTGATACTTGGTCATTAAATACTTTTGTTAAAGCAGCTCCCTGTTTTGGTAAGAAATGCAAACTTAATAACTCAGGTCTTATTCCTTTTGTATCTGGTAGTTGTTGTGTTTGAAATTCTGCAACTGCATCTTTCCAAGCTGACGAGTTTATATCAAAATCACTTAATGGTAAGCTAACTGTCTGTCCATTTATTTCTCTAGTTACTACATAATTTTTAAAAAATTTGTTTGTTTTAGCTTCTATAGCATTACCTAAATTCATAGCCAACGCTTTCTCTACTCCATATTGAGTAAAAACATTATTTCCTATTAAATCTCTTGCAGCTCTACTGCCATCACGTTTTTGTACTTTTTTAACTAACTCTCTTAGTTCATCACCTTGGGCAGCTAAAACCTCATTCATACCTTCTTGTATTAAATATGGTTTTTGTCTATTGATTTCATTACCTAAAAATTTTTGTAAGGTTGGATTAACATTTGAAAGAGTTTCTGCCAGTGCCATTGTGCCTGTCTTTGGAGGTATTACAGGTTCAACAGCAGTTTCAACAGGAGTTCTAAAACTTTTCCCTGCTGTGCTTTGAAATTTGTAATCTTGAATTGCCATAATTTAAGCTGGAATTGACAGTGCAGAAGTATAGTTACCTAAAGCACCTACACCAATATTGACTAAAGTTTCACCAAGAGAAGGTATATTGCTATATGCTGTGTTTATATTACTTTGTATTTTATTTCTTCTATTTAAATATTCTGACTCTGTCGCTTGTATATTAAATAGATATTGTCTTTGCATAGATTCTAAACTTTGATTTACAGACTCTCTATAATTAGCTCCTTGTAAACCAAAGTCTCTTAGTAATAAACCAGTTGTTAAACCAGATCGTTCTGAAGCAATAAGACTTTCTTGAAGATTCATTGTTTCTATAGTTCTAGCAAATTTATCTTGAGCTGCTGCTTTTTCTTCTTCATCTTTTTTTTCTGATAAAGCTAACTGTTTTTGTCTCTTATCATCTTCTGCTGATAGGTTAGCTTGAAGACCTGTTTGAAAAGTTTGATCTGCTGAGTCTTGAGCTGCTGCCCTCTGCATAAAAGAGTTAGCAACCGTTAGACCTAAACCAATATTAAAAGCTGTTGCCTGAGAAATTAAGGCACCACCGACAGCTTTTGTTCCTAAACCTAACGCAGCACCAACACACATCTAGGCAATCCTCAAAAATTCGTAGAAGGGTTTTTGTTGTAGACCAAACTCTTTGTGGTAATTCACAAAAGTAAAGCCAAGACTTTTTAACCATTTTATAGCAGAAGTGTTTTCTGCATATACATAATTATAAAGTATTTTATAAGAGCCTAGTAAATTATCAACCCACTCTCTGCCCTGTCTTATTAATTGTATGCGATATTTTTTATTACTATATAAATCATCAGTAGCAACACACCATATACAACCATCATTTTGAACTCCACAAAGTCCTATTGGTTCATCATTATCATTTGCTATTGCCATATTTACTTCACTGCCCATATAAGTAAAACTTAGTGCATCTTCTGGTTTCATACCTGTTTGATAATGTGCTTCTATTTTGTCCATAACTCTCATGTTGTTTACTACATATTTAAAATCTTTCAATGTTGCTTTTCTTAAATGACCCATTAAAATCTTCTACTCTTCATGTGAAATACACCTTCGTATTCTGCACTAGCTATTCTAGTAGGTAAGTAACTTTCGTTTTTAATATCAATATCAACTCTATCTGATTTACTCATAACAGGTACTTTGAAGGTTCCAGTATCTAAATTAATTTGACCAATAACACTAGAGTTAGAACCTAGTAACCTACCACTAAACTTATGAATACTTGTAGTTCTATTTTGAGGAGTTACTTCTACTTGAAAGAAAGATGAATTTTCATACTTGATATAAAAATGATGTATCTGCAATCTGCCACTTAACAATTCACTTTGACCTTGTTGCTCTGTAATCCTTTGCTTGCTAAATCTATAGTGCATTTCGTAGGGTTCACCAATAATAAACTTACTATTCCTGTAATCACCATTGATAGTTATGGTGCTTGTACTGCCATCTGTAGCATTAGTAGTTTGTAAAACCTGTCCAGACTTTAATGATTTTGTATTGCCCTGAGTATCTACAAAAGTACTTGTTTCATTAGATGCTAAGTATCTACCTACCACTGTCATCTTTTTTCTTAATCTATATGGCACAGTAAATGTGGTTAAATCAGAACCAGAGTTATATGCTACCGATACACCTGTAGTTGCTTCAGTTACTTTGTGATCTAAATAAAATTCAAATTCAGAGTTAGGTTCTTTGAAGTCTGTTTCAAACGGTATTTTTTCAAGAGTGACTTTATTAGCTTCTTCAATTACTGCAAACAAATCAGTACCAATAAAATCAATATTTAAAAACTTTCTATTAGGATTTATTGTAAAAGTAAACCAAGCATTTAAAACTTTAGTAAAGTTTTCTCCATATAACCATCTGTTTAAATACAATTTATTTTGATTATCTGTACCTAATAAGACCAATACATCTTGGTTGTTAGATACAGCCATCTTATAAATGTTACTTGGTATAAGTCTTGGTACATGAACTGTTGTATTTGCAGCGTCACGAACCTGAGACTCTCCTCCCAAACTAATAATATATTCTCTTACACCTGCAAAAGAACCTTTCTTTGTTAGAAAATATATAGAACTACCAGAGCCAACAGGTGCGGCATCAGCACTACTTTCAAATTCAGTTGTTACCAGCACGTTAGCTGATTTCGGTGTAAGGTTATCGGCTGAACTGGTTAAAGTGAATTGTGTTTGTTCTGAGAATAGTATTAATTTTTCTCCCATAGTTACTGCGTGTTTTAAGATAGCAACTTTTGTATGTGAAGCAGCAACATCTATAGGTTCACTATCTAAAACAGATATAACTGTTTCTGGAAAGAAATTAAAAAACTCTGATACTGCTGACAAAATAACATTATCACCAGCAAGAAAACCTAATCTGTTTCTAAAGAAGAAAACATTGTTTATGTTTCTACCTATAAAAGATGGGTTGGGTGCAGATTCAAGATCGCCAGCAGTACGTTCACCCCACTTAGGTAATGTATATGTTTGACCACTTATTGTATATGAATCTCCATCTACTTTTGCAAACCTAAAATTACCATCTGCCTGACGTACTAAAACGTGTGGCATTGTTGCATAGTCAAATTTAAAATTTATACCAGCCTTAACAGTTTCTTCCCACTGTCCTTCTTCAAAAGTACCACCATTATTAGTGACAAATTTTACATAGTAATTATCAAAGTTTGTATCTTCATCACCTTTTATTTCTACAACATAACCATTAGGAGAAACAGTAGGTAGGTCTGTAAACCTTTGAACTGAATCTTTTATTATTGTCATCTTTGTATCGCCTTGTGTATCACTACCATCTATAGAAAAATTAGAACCATCATTTTTTCTGATATATAATACTGGCCCATTTCTTTGTATGGTAAAACCAGTAAGACCAGAATCAAGACCTGACTTTATATCAGCAGCTATGGTATCTGTAGAAAGTGGATTATCGCCAGAGGTGTTATCTGTAACTGTCACCCCATCTACGGTTACAGTGTAAGTTGTATTTGCTGTGGCTTGGTTTATAAAGACAATAGCTTTTGTATCTGTACCAGCAGACAAAGTAGAATCCATAGCTGATACAATGCTTGTATTAACTACAAAAGTAAAATCAGCAATAGTAACAGTTTTTATTACACTTCTAGGTGACGAAGTATTTAAGTAGGTAGTACCATCAGGCTTGTTTACAGTTTTCTCTGTACCATCTAACTCATATACTTTTACATTGCCATTACTAAATATCGCTACATACTGTTCAGTTGTATCTCTATTTATAGTTTGTATATGAACATTACCTAAAGTGCTATTAGATAAGGTTGTAAGAAAATTTAATCCAGATCGTTTTGTAAGACCTAGAACTGGATTGCTGTCTGCATTGTCTTGTATGTCTGCATGATCTGGCTGCTTCAAAGCATCAGAAGATTGCGATACACCCCTTAATAAAGTAGGTATAGCTCTTGATACAACTCCCATAGTTACCTTATCAATCCGTTGGCTGGACTAAATGTACTGAATACATTTGTTAAAGAAGGGTCCCCTCTTAGTAAATTATGATCTCCATTATTTAAATCTGTCTCCATCAAAACAGCTCTTGCTCTTATTTCGTCTTGTTGTGTATAGGTTCTCAATCCATCATCACTTACAAGTCTATCTACAAATATTCTTGCAGACCTAATATTTATATACCTTCTAGCTGGTTCTGGTATTTCTTTATATTCTCGAAAATAAACTACAGTACATATCAAGTCTTCTTCAAAAGTATAAGTATTATTTAATCTGTCATATAATTTTAATTCTCTTTGTATTGGGTCTATGGTTGGGTGTTGATGAATATTAGCATCAACTCTTAAAACATCTACAGGTATATCAATCTCATTAGCTGCATTACGAGTAAGAGTTACATCTATTTCAGTATTGAACGACCACCCTTCAGATTGAACAGCTCTGTTTGTTTCTACTAAAGTTGATTGTGCAATCGCTACATCTGCTGGAAGTAAACCTGTCAGTGATGAAACAGGTGCTTCTCCTATAGCAGCAAGCATTATGTTGATTGCTTCTAATTCAGTGGTTGCAGCTACAGCCATTTTTTAATACTTTTTTTTTGTAATCATCAAAGAATTTCTTGAGTCAGAACTCATTTTAGATTTCTTTTTCTTTTTGTTCTTTTTAATATTGTAAGCTTTTCCTTCGGGCATGATAAAAAAAAAAGGGTACCTAATAATAAGATACCCTATTTTATGAATTTAGGTAGATTATGAAGCAGACAATTTAATTGTTGCTGCACATTCTGGTCTTAAGATTCCATGACCTAACGCATATTTAGCAACCATTAAGGTTCCTTGATACATTATACCGTAATCTTGACCTGAGATTTCAGTAGTCATATCCATTAGTTTTACTGTACCAACAGCAGACTTATGGAATACTAAACCAATAGTCTTACTATCGTCACCTGAGTAAGTGTTGTTCGCACCACTTGGGTTAGAACCTACGTTACTCTGAGGTACGTTGTTAGACATCATTATTGGTATGCCAGCAACCTGTTGAACTCTACCAGAAGCAAACGAACCATTACCCTGTGGGTTGAAGTCAACGTCTACAGTTCTTGTAGCTGATTCAGCAAGCTTGTAGTACTCAGCAGGGGGTAGTACACAGAAACGATCAGTTGGAGGAATGTCTCTTTCATCAAATGTCTGTGCAATGTCATAGATAGCTGCTGCTATCTCGTCACCTGTGACGTTAGCTGAAGCTGTATTACCATTAGCAAGTGTTAGTACAAGACCACCATTGCCACCACTGATAGTAGCAGAAGCTCTGGAAGCATTAGCAATAACCTTCGCTACGTTCTGGTCATAGGTTCTGGCTAAAGCCTTTCCTAATTCAGATGCGTAGGTAGACCTTACATCATAATGATTCTTGAGTTCATCAAGATTAGTAATGAAACTCTGTGCAATTAGAAGATCATCAATGTTGATAATCTTTTCATTCGCTTTGATTTGGTTTGCTCCTACCAAAGGAGTTCCTACGGTATGATAAGCGGCTGTTGCAGTTCCTAATACTGGAAACTGTGCAGACTTACCACTTGAAATAGTACGAACTGAATGGAGTTGCTCATTAAAAATGTTATTTTCAGCAAACGAAGTTAGGACCTCGCCACTGAAGATTTTTAAAAACAGGGCATCAAATGATGTACCTGTGTTGTTAACCAAACCAAGGCGAGATACGGTAGCATTAGCCACTTTGTTCTCCTTGGATTAATAATTTGATTAGCGTACAAACTTCCTAAACTGTCGCACATATTTCATAAGTGTTATCTGTCGCAACAGGCACTCATGTTATATAAGCTATATGTCTCAAGATTTTATACTGACCCACAATTCCACTTGCGTAATGCAAGAGCCTTGCGAGTTAACTTACCATCTTTTTTTAATGGTCCTTTTACCTTCGACATTCTTGCACAAAAAGATTTTCTTCTTGCTTTTTGTCTAGGTGAAAGTCCACTTGTTTTAGTAACAGGTGCTTGCAAGTTTCCACCTGTTGCTCGGTTGTATTTTCTCCGACCTCTAGCAGTAAGACCACCTGTGGGGTCTTTATC